GGTCTTGCTCGTTCAATGGCAAACACCAAGCAGGTAAAAGCTGCAGACGTTTTCAATAACGGCTTTAGCAATGCTTATCTTGGTGGTGATGGTCAGCCACTATTCAGTGACAACCATCCAGTCATTGATGGTGGTGTTCAAGACAATGATCTTGACGCTACCGATCTTTCAGAAGCATCTCTCGAATCTGCTCTTATCACTATCTCCAAAGCACAGGATGATCGTGGTATTCTAATCGGTATTCGTGCAGAGTCTCTTCACATTCCACCTGACCTTGCCTTTACTGCAGATCAGATTCTAAACAGCACATTAAGCACCACCACTGCTACTAACAGCACAACTGGTGTTACTAATGTCAATGACATTAACAGCATTCGTAATCAGGGTCTAGTTCCCGGTGGTTTCTTTGTAAACCATCGTTTCACTGATACAAATGCTTGGTTCTTAAAGACAGACGCACCAAATGGTACAAAGATGTTTGTTCGCGCACCACTACAGACCAAGATGGAACCTGACTTTGATACAGGTAATCTTCGGTTCAAGGCACGTGAGCGTTACAGCTTTGGCTGGTCCGACTGGCGTGGTTTTTATGGTGCTTCAGGTTCTTCCTAATAGTACCATAATAAACTAAAGAAAGTAAAGGGTAGGGAAAGAAAACTAAATTATTTTTTCCCTGCCCTTCTTTCTTTTGTATTTAGGTTTTATGAAGTATAATAAACCTAGTTTTATTATATGTCTAAAGGAAAAAATAAATGCCAACCAACATTCGACAGGGTTTTGTAACAGGCAGTGGTGCAGTTGTGGATGTTGCTTCAAGCGTTACAGTTGCTGATACACGTGTTCGTGCTATTCATTCTTCAGGTGTAGGTACTTTTTTAATTACAGGTACATCTACAGATGAGCACGGAACACTCAAGGGCAACAATATTAAGTTTGTAAATACAACAAACAATGATGTAAATGAAGTGTATGTTCCTGAATTTGGCATTCGTATGAATGGTCCAATAAAAGTTTCTGCTCCTACTTCCGCTTCTACGGTAGCAGTATTCTATGGCTAATTACACATATCTTGTAAATGATATTATTAATGCATGTGAGAATGACGGTACAGAGTTTTTAAACTACGTACCTAATATGGTCAATCGTGCAGAAGAAAGACTTACCAAAGACCTAGATGACTATGGTTTGGTAACGTACACTTCTGTTGCTGTAAGTCTGGGTAATAATATTGTTACTCTTCCTACAGGTACACGTGTTATAAAAAATATTAATATTTCAAGTAATGCTACAAAAATTAATCTGCTTCAAAGAACAGATGAATATCTAAATGACTACTGGCCTGTTTCAGCTTCAACTGCAGAGCCACGATATTATTCTCCTCGTAACAATAGTACAGTATTAATTGCACCTACACCTGCTTCTACGTACAGTGGACAGGTAGTACATGTGAGCAGACCTACTACTCTTACTTCTGCTACACCGACAAACTATTTTTCTGACTACTGTTATGATTTACTGTTCAATGCATCAATGATTGAAGCAATGTTATTCCAAAAGGATTGGCCTGCTGCTCAGTTGTATGAACAGAAGTATGGTCAAGTTCTTGAACTACAGCGCAATCAGGCACGTAGAACAAGACGCGATGATATGCAAACTCCTGCAAGTCCTGCAGGTGCAGACAACAACTTAATACCTAATACTAATTAAGAAAGGAAAACTACAATGTATGGTAAAAAGAAAATGATGGGTGGTAGTAAAGTTAAGAAGTACAAAGATGGCGGTGCTATCACTCAGCAACAGGAAATGGCTATGGGTAAAATGTCTAAGCCATCCAAATCATCAAAGAGTAAAAGTAAAAAAAGCAAGGGCGGTTGTCAGAATAGACTGTACATGTAATGCCTCTTAAAAAAGGTTCAAGCCAAAAGACAGTTAGTGCAAACATTCGTAAGCTGAAAAAGGAAAAGTATCCTCAGAAGCAAGCGGTGGCAATTGCATTAAGTCAGGCAGGAAAGAGTAAGGGAAAAAGGAAACGTGGCTAAACTATGTCCAAAGGGTAAAGCTGCAGCAAAGCGTAAGTTTGATGTATATCCATCAGCTTATGCAAATATGTATGCGTCTGCTGTTTGTAGTGGCAAGGTAAAGCCGGGTGGAAATAAAAAGAAAAAAGTTGTAAAGAAGAAAGCAGGTGGTGGTTTACGCAAATGGGTAGACGAGAAGTGGGTTGATATTGGTGCACCAAAGAAGGACGGAAAGTATCAACCCTGTGGAAGAAAGTCAACCAAGAATACAAAGCGTAAATATCCTAAGTGTGTGCCACTTGCAAAAGCAAAGAGTATGACAGCAGGGCAGAAATCATCTGCAGTAAAACGTAAGCGAGCAGTTAAGCAAGGTGTAGGTGGTAAGCCTACTATGGTTCGTACTTTTAAAACTAGCACTAAAACACGTGGGAAAAAGTAATGGCTGTAAAAAAGAAACGTAAGTCTACTGGTAAGGGAATGAAGGGTCATACTATTGGCGGTGGACAGAAGCGTCCTACCAAACAAGGAGCAGGTATGACTGAAAAGGGTGTGGCTAAGTACCGCAGAGAAAATCCCGGTAGTAAATTACAGACTGCTGTAACTGAATCTAATCCTACAGGTAAACGAGCAGCACGCAGAAAGAGTTACTGTGCACGTAGCGCAGGACAAATGAAACAGTTTCCCAAAGCTGCTAAAAATCCTAATTCAAGATTACGCCAAGCACGTAAGAGATGGAAGTGTTAGATGGCTATAGGTAGATCAAGTATACCACAACAGATTACTAAAGTACCTAGTAAGAAAAGAAAAACTAAACGTAAAGTTAACAGGAGAATTAAAAATGGCAGTAAAAGAGTATACGTATAATTGGATTAAAAATCCTCGTACACAAGAGGACGTTTTAAAGATGACTGGTAAACCTACAGGTCAGGGTTTTGGTGCTGCACGTAAAGGTCCACAGGTTAAAGGTGCAGAACAAGATGTTGTTGTAGATTATGAACCGGGTAAGATTGTAGAGTATAACGACTAAGGATAACTCTAATGAGTACCAGCGGCACATATAACTTCTCAATGGATATTGATGAAGTTATTCAAGAAGCAATGGAAATGATTGGTGGTGAACAGACATTAGGACATGAACCTAAGTCTGCTCGTCGTTCAATTAATCTTCTTTTACAGGATTGGCAGAATCGAGGAATCCTTCTATGGACTGCTGGTACTACAGTAGTTTCAGTTTCTACTAGCGTTACAGCTTATGCTCTTACCTCTAGCACAATAGATATTACAGAGGCAGTATTAAGTAGAGATAATACTGATTTACAACTTGAAAGAATTAGTATGGAAGAGTATCTCAAGATACCTCGCAAGAGTCAAAAGGGAAGACCTACACAGTATGCTATTCGCCGTGATCGCGCTAACCCTACTCTTTACCTCTGGCCTGTACCAGAAAATACAACAGATACTCTTAAACTAGAACAGATAAAGTATACACAAGATGTTAATAAGTCTGCTGTACAAATTGCTGATGTATCGAGACGTTTTCTTCCCTGCCTTACAGCAGGCCTATCATACTTTATGTCAATGAAGCGACCCGGTGTAGATGGTTCACGTATTCAGTTTTTAAAGATGGAATACGAAGAAAGACTTTCAAGAGCAATGGACGAAGACAGAGAAAGAGCAAGTGCCTATTTTCTACCACGATTAAATAAAGTATAATTATGGCAAGCAACAAGCGAGCATTAGCAATATGTGACACTTGTGGTTTTCAGTATCCTCATAGGGTATTGAAGATGAATAGTTATGGTATGCTTGTATGCCCTACAGATTATGATGGAGCATATGATCTAAAGAATCATCCGCAGAATAGGACTGCTAATGTACGAGATGACGAGAGTATTCGTAATCCACGCCCACCATTGAATAATGATCGAAATCTAGTATGGAATAATGCTACTAATACTTGGGAAAATTATGACACTGATTGGAATATGATATAATGGCAACACTTACTGGATCAACAATTGCAAATAGTTATAAGCAGCTTCTCCAAGTAGGAAGTAATAATACTGGACTTACTGGAACAGTACAGACTGTTCAAGACGGATCAGGTACAAACTCAGGACTGCAGCTTAGTAATTCTACTGTTAACATTAATGGAACATTTCAGCTTAATGGTGTAACTCTTACTGCTAATGCATCTACACTAAATAATCTAGCTGATCTTACTGGTGTTGTAGGTCTTGTTGCTGTAAGCGGTGGAGAAGTAAACGGTAGAACTTTAACTGCTGGTGCAGGCATTGCAATCACTAATGGTGATGGTACTGAGGGCAATCCAACTATTGCTGTAAGTTTAGAAGATACAACAATTAATGTTGCTAAAGTATCTGCTTCTATTGCTACATTTAATAGTATTGTTAGCGCAGCATTCTTTGTAGGTGATGGTTCAGGTCTGATAAATGTTCCATCTGCCGAAGGTGGTACTGTTAAATTTATTGAAGCAGGTACTGGTATTAAGATTACAGTTGATGGTGCAGTATCAAGTTCAATACCTGTAAGTGGTACAATCCTTGTTTCTGCAGACCAAAACTTTGGTACAGTTTCAGTTAGTACTGCTCTTGCAGTAACAGGTGATCTGCTTATCTCTGGTGTTACTGCTGCAACAGTAAATGATGTTGCTGCAGTATCAGCATTAACACAGACAAACCTTGATTCAATTACCAGTATTAATACTGTAGTTGCAAATGTTTCAGCACTTACTTCAGTTAATGCTGCAGCTATTACAAGCATTAATACTGTAGTTGATAATCTTGACTTTGCAACAAGTGCTGAACTTGCTGCAGTATCTGTATTAACGCAAACAAATCTTGATTCAATTACAAGTATTAATACAGTTGTAGATGCAGTATCTGCAGTTACGTCAGTTAATGCTGCAGCTATTACCAGTATTAATACTGTAGTTGCAAATGTTTCTGCGCTTACATCTGTAAATACTGCGGCTATTACCAGTATTAATACAGTAGTAGAAGCAGTCTCTGCACTTACTTCAGTTAATACTGCTGCAATTACAAGCATCAATACTGTAGTAGAAGCAGTCTCTGCTTTAACAAGTGTGAACACAGCAGCTATTACAAGTATCAATACTGTGGTAGAGGCAGTATCTGCTATAACATCAGTTAATTCTGCTGCAATTACAAGTGTTAATACAGTCATTACAAATCTATCAGCAACATTAGCAACAAGCATTGCAAACCATTTACCTCTTGCTGGTGGTACACTAACTGGTACAGTAAGCGGTACAGACTTTTATGTAAGTGCAGTTGCTATTGGAGTGGATGCACTTCTAGGAAAAGAACTTCGTATTGGTACTGCTGCTGTAGCAGACATTGTAAGTCTTACAGATGCAGCAAGTATCACAGTTGACTTTAATACAGGACAGAACTTTGCAATTACACTGGCAGGTAACAGAACATTAGAAAACCCAACCAATTGTGTTGCAGGTCAGGTAGGAAGCATCTTTATTGTACAGGACGGTACAGGATCAAGAACACTTGCCTTTGGATCAAACTGGGGTTTTCCTGATGGCACTGCTCCTGTTATTTCTACTTCTATCAATGCAGTAGATAGGTTAGACTATATTGTACATACATCTACAGATGTTCACGGTTTAGTAACAAAGGCATATTCATAAATGGTATTTAATAATAATCTTCTTCTAGGTTCAGGTGGACAGAGTACAGGTCCAGCACCATTTGACCCAACGCTGATTGGTAATTCTGTTTGGTTAGATGGTTCTTCAGATCAGCTTGAAATGGCGAAAACAAGCGGTGGATCAGCGTCATCAAAGTTTACAGTATCATGTTGGATTCAACGAAACGAATTTTCAGAAGGTACTTTTGCAGGAATATTTGGACACTTTTTTAGTTCAAGCGCTGGTGTTCAACTTTATTGGTCAAATAGCAACACACTTGTATGGAATGTATTTTCTAGCATTTCTGGTTCTGGAGGAGGAGTTACAACGAGTGAGGTATTTAGAGATATTGGATGGTATCATATATTAGCAAATTATGATGGCACAAATGGCACAATGCAACTTTTTGTAAACGGAGAATATGTTGGAGTTGACACTTTCACTGCCGGTAGTACAAACCCCATAGGTAGTGGCACAAGCGGTGCTACATATTACTGGGGTGCAATCAAAAATACAGCAGGTACAATTGGCAGAACAAATTCATATCTTGCTCAGTGCGCTTTAGAATTAGGTACTGCTGCTGTTCCATCTGATTATGTAGACACTTTTACATTTGGAACTAATGGTTCTCAAATAATACCAAAAAATTCATCTGATTTAGTAGCCAGAATTGACTCGGCTGGTGGTCACTCTCATTTGTTAGATTTTGCTAACAGTTCTGATCTTGGTAATGATATCAGTAGCAATAATAATGATTTCACTGCTACAAGTATGAGCAGTGCTAATCAAACTGTACATACACCTAGTTTAGTTTATCCCGTTTGGAATATTCTGGAAGCTGCAGCAACACTCTCCAATGGGAATTTAAATGCCAGAAGTACATCCTCTCAACTTGCAGCACAGGCTACACAATCAGTTTCTT